GCTGTAAATATACCTTTTATAAGACCTAATAAACCACCAGTTTCAGCATCCTCACCCTCTTTCTTTTTACCAAATATAAAGTTTTTAATCGTTGTACTTATCATTGAACCAAAATTACTTAAAGGTCCATCAATAAATGTTCTGACCATCTTGGGAAAGTTGTCAAACATTTTTAACATTGGTTGAACAATAGTTTCATCAAAACTAAAATCTTCCCACCACTTGGTTACTAATTTCCAAGCTTCTCCTGGTTTAGTTACTGCAAGTTTAAAAAAGTCAAATGTCTTTTTTAGAGCTACTGCTGCTACTTCTATTTCTATTAACCCAAAAGATAGGAAGTCAATTATACCACCGATACCACTGGCGAATTTTTCTACAATGGTTGCACCACCTTCTTCTTTACCAAATATTTCATCTGCCTTTCCCCACCCTTTAATAAATTCATAAGCAGAGAACAACCAAATAGCAATTCTCGCAAGTGGTCGTACAAATTTAGATACTTTACCCATTACTGCAGCAATTTTGGGATTTTTAAAAATTTCTGCCAGTTTTGTACCCCATCCACCAAGCATTCCAGACATGGTTTCACCAATCTTACCAAATACACCAAATATCTTTGTTCCTGCTGTTCCACCTGGTAGTAAATTTAACATCCATTTAGCTATACTACCCATGAATTTAACAAAACCAACTGCAGTCTTACCAATAGTTTTAATTATACCTCCCAGAAATTTAACTTCTGGAGTAGCCATTATACCACTAAAAACACCAGCTATAGCACCAATCAAACCCATAAATGGTAACATTATAGCAGTAATACCAAACTTTAAGAATTTAGCAAGTATCTTACCAGCACCTTTACCTGCTTTACCAACACCACCAACAGCTGAAGCAATTATGCTTTTTAATTCATCTAAGAACTTTCTATTAGCATCCTTTTTCTCTCTCTCACCTTCTACATCTTTTTTTTCAGGTTTCGTGAGAAGTTTTGTTTGTTCTTTGATGCTCTTATTGATAGCATCCAGCGTATTAGTGTTTTTGATTGTTTCTTTGTTTATGTCATCTAATGATGCAGGCATTTATTATCCCTTTTGGTTTTGTTGTTTTTGTCTTTCGTTTTCTTCTTCTATCCATTGCATTAATAACATAATATAAATTTCTTTTTCCCACGGTATTAAATTTTCTACCTCAGCCAATGAGTACTTATGATGATGCATCAAATTAAAATTTGTTTGGTAATAGTTACCTATACTTTCATGACCAAGGCCTAGACGAAAAAAGATCCAAGACCCTCCAAGGTCTTAGTGTCTTTCCAACCACATATACTAGCTTTTTTCCCTTTACCATTCTTTGCTGTACACTTTATGTCAAATGTATGTTTTAATACTGGAACTGTATCAAAGAATTTTTGGATTTTTTGAAATGACGAATCAGGTAATGATTCTAAAAATTTAGTCATTTCTTCATTTGTATGATCTTTTGATTGAAATACATTTTCTTTATCCCAAATTGAATCAATACAAATAACAATAGTTGTAAAAATATTCTCTACATCAGTTCCGTCTTTGTTGATAACCTTTTGTACATTCATTGAAGGATATTTCATAATAACACCTACTTCATCTGATAATGATATTTTAGTATCATGTCCTTCAGTTCGTGTTATTTCTATTGTTGATAGATCAACTTTTGCTGCAATTGGTTTTTTACATTTTTCGCAATCAAAAGTTAAATCAACTTCTTCACCTTTTGATTTACTTCTTAATTTTAAAAATATGTACTCTATGTCAAACATCGGCATAGTATCTACATCAAGCTCTTCTGTAATACAATTCTTAATAATATTACGAATTGCTCCTGTCATTTGATCCTCTTCTTCACTTTCCATTGCAATTAAGAGAATCTTTTCTTCTTTAACCAAAAATGGTCTAAAATTAACTACCTGTCCATTTGAAGGTATTGTTAATTGATAATTCGGTACTGCTATGATAGGTAATCCCATTTCATTCACTCCTATATAAAATGATGTTAAAAGTTATTGTGGTGCAAATCCCTGTCTTGCTGAGTTTTGACCAACTTCGTAATGTTCACTATCTTGTTCTAATGATTTAGCTGGTAAAGTATTTAATTGTTTTTTCCAAATCCTGCCCCATTTTGGTAAATTTAACTGAGAAAAAGGACTTTCTAAAGTTACTCCTGCTTCTCTAATTCTTGCTCCGAGACCTTGTCCTTCGTTACCACCACCTGATCTTGTATAATCTCTATACATAGCCTTACGAAACATTATATCCGTTGTCATTTTGTGAATAGAACCCTGTAGACCATGTCCAAGCTGTAAAGGTGATATTGATTTAGGATAGGCATCTACTAATTCAACCTCCATTGTAACTCTCAAATCTTCTTCATCTACACCTGGTTGAGTAGCTGATAATTGGTATATTTTCATATTACTTGTATATTCATTATAATATCTCACACGACCTTCATTATATATATAATCCATCCATTTATTAAAATATTTAAATTCAGTCATTTGGTCACTCATATAAAATCCCATAGACATTGTATCAAACATTTTAGCATATGCATATTGTCGTTGATGTCCATATGTTTGAAGTTCTTTGGTGGCTATTGTATAACCTGGTATAGCTAAAGTTTCACAATTCATTAATACATTTTGTGCTTCATTTGTAGAAAATTCAGGAAAAATTGTATTAGGAAGAGGCATAATAATACGATACAAATAAGGTCGAGAAAACAGATTACCTGCTTTCACCTGTGACATCATTCTAGTTACAGTATTTCTTGGTGTTTTTGTTTCTTCAAATTTCTTTTCTATATCTTTTGGATTACTTCGCCGTGAGGTTCCAAAAGGTATATTAGCACCAATAGTTACTCCACCAATTTTAAATTGTCCGCCTAAATTAAATGGCATTTGATCTCCTTTAATCGTTTCCTGATTTTCTCATTTCTCTTAATGAGTTTTTCCAAACTCTTTCGGAAGCGTATTTTCCGAATGTTGATGTAACAAAATTTTCTACGTTTGGTGTCATTAAAAGATCATTCCAATTGTCTTTGTGGATTCTTATTATCTTTCCACCTCTTATATGTTTAATATCATAGTGTCTATAACATACACGAGCTGGCCTATATTTTCTTAATCTCCATAACAGAGGCCTAAAAAATCTAGCAAATGCTACTGGGTTTCTGTATAGGTCTGGACTAATGCTTCTCAACTCATCTAATAGTGGTATTCTCATTTTTGGTGGTATATAATGAAAGTTAAGACCACGGACAAGTGCTCCACCACCTCCTTCATCTTCAGCCCCTCCTTTACTTTTCGGTACTTTCCCCAATGTAAATATTAGTGGAAACATATCGTAATAGTCAACGGGGTTATATGTGACGTATTTAAAGAAATAAAATTTAGCAGAATAGATTCGTGTTATTCTTGTACCTTCTATTCCTTGTATCTTTTCCATATCTATATTTATAAGAGTTTTTTATGTTTTTTAGATTGAATACCTAGTTCCTTTTCTGTTATAATCACGAACTCCATACCACGTTTTTCTGCCCATTTACGAGCAGCCTTCCATTTAGCCTGATTCATTATAAATGATTTGAGTTTTTTAACATATCCGGGAGTTTGTTTTTTGGGTTTTCGAGGTGGTTTACATTGAATTGCAGGTTTTACTTCGACTATATATTTTTTATACTCACCAGTAGTTGATTTGACCTTCACATAGAAATCTACAAAGTATCGTCTGGTTTTCTTCTCAGCGGGATTATAGTAAGGTATGATAACATTCTCTGAACCCCATTCAATCACTTTGGGATGTGTGTCTAAATACTTCATATATCTTAATTCCCACGAAGAACGATACTCACATTCTTGAAGGTTCGCCACATATTTTTCTTTATTCTGTATTTTATACCGACCAACTCTAGGATATTTTTTCATATAACTCTTATAAATATAGGATAGTACAATATTTATAACAGGAGAAGGCATAATGGCATGGGCAGATGATTTTCTAAACAAAGGCGGCGGGGTATCTGGTTCATACGCTCATCCGGATATAAAGAGTAAGTCTGAAAAGAGCGGCGGCGTTAGAAGTCATGGTATAGAAGGTGGTGGAGCGTGTTGGAGATATCCTATATATATTGATAATTTTACAGATGATAATAATATGCCGGTAGTTAAAGAAGTTATTCATTTTACGGCAGTGAAACAGGGAGGATTTTCTTTACAAAAACCAGCAGATGACCAAAGTCAAGCCGCGGCACGAGAAGCCCAAACTGATAATGTAAGCCGTGGTAAATCAGGCGGTGGTGGAGGTGGATTTAGCTTTGGTGACTTTATTAAGGGACTTGGAACAGCAGCTGCTG